ACAAGTCCCTCGATCATGGCGATTCCAGTATCATCATACGGAATCTTGCGGTTGTTGACGAGCGCGGAATAGACACTTTCGCGGAGGCGGGCTTCGAGCCAGTCCGTACCGATGATGATGTCGATCCATTCGCCGCTTGCAACCTTGCCCTCCTGGGTGATATTCACGCCGCCGACTTCGGAATAGAAGTTGCAGTTTTTGGAAAGGATGTTGGTTTCCTTGGTTGCCGTGATGTTGTCGGCTGCGACGCCACTAAGCGTCTTGTAAGCCCAGGTGGAAGAACCCGGGTCATACGGGAACCCTTCGCCCATCCATGCGGCATCGGGATAGTCTGCGCCGTCCGTGGGTACGGCGTGGTAAATGACGGCGGTGCGGTCGCGGCTTTCCTTCTTAAGAAGGGACGCGGCGTCAGTAGAAGATTCCGCATTGTAAATGCTGGAAAAGATATTCGTGTCGGCACTCCAAACGATGCAGAATTTCTTTGCGCTTTCAACCCATGCGGCAACGGCGGTAATCTTGGCAGCCGTGTCAACCATGGCGGGATCAACGACGAGGCCATACCAGGAGTTTTCTTCGTCGCAAATTGCGTTCAGGGACGCGGCAACAGAGGCATCGCCGGAATCGGCACGACCCACCACAATGCGGTTCACGGTCGGGTTCTGCGAGAAGATAGCGTTTGCCATCTTGTACACGGCGCCTTCGGTACTCCAGCCATCATCGGCAAGAGCCTTGACGGAATTGTAAGACCTGGCACGGGTGAACGTGGACGGGTAGCCGCTGGGCGTTGTTCCAGAATTGTCGTTTTCGGCGGCAAATGTGGAAAGGATAAGGGGAACATTGAAGGCGGCAACGGACACCGAGGTCGTCTGCCTTGTAATGTTGATATTCACGATGTCTTTATATGCCATATTAGGCCTCCTCGATTTCTATTGTAAATTCGTTGACAAGTTCTTCGCTCTGCACGATATTCTGCTGCGAATCGACGACAATATCGTCCTCGTCGTCGATGGTACCAAAAGTCTTGACCTGCGAGATTTCCACGCTTTCGATAGTGAGGGTGCTTCCCTCATAGGCGCGAACCCAAGACATTGTAAGCGTCAAGAGCGATTCCTTGCGCCATTGTGCCTGTTGCATGGACGGCATTTCTTGCGGCCCTTCCGCCTTCAATACGGAAAGTCCCGCATCGTTCAAAAGATACTGATATTCCGGGCGGTCGAGCGATTCCAAAAGCTGCATCAAAAAATCGCCGTCGCCGTCGACCTCACGAATTTCGATGGTCCCGCGATAGACGAAAACACGCGGGGACGGCAAGTCGGTCCTGTTGTCAATCATTTTAGACGCGTTGGAGCCCGCGAGGTTCCAGCTCCCGGCGTAATTGATACAGATAAACGTTCCCTTGATGCTCGCCATGTCCTGATGGCTTTTTACCACCTTCACTTTTTTAGGAAGTACGGCGGTGGCCCATCTGTAAAGGGCGTTCCAGAGTTCGGCGGCGGTCTTCGCGTTAGTGACGGCTGGCGTCGTCTGCGTTGCGTTATTGTTCGGCATCTTCGCCCTCCGTCGTTTCCCCGTCGTTTTCTTCTGGGTATTCTTCGTCCTCGTCGCCGTCGTTGAACAATGCGGCAATATACTTGTAATGGTTGATTAGGTCGTTCGCAAAAACGAGTTCGCGAATAATCTCCCATTTGCGACCGGCCCAAAGGACAACATCGCCCGGAGTGTTGGAGCCTTCCACGCTCACGGAAAGCGGCGTATTGGAATAGACCTTCATCAATCCGATGTCGCGGCGACCTTCTGGCAGGAATTGCAGGTCCTTACCCGTCAGCGGTTGAACGGAGCCGATGAAGGTTCCGTCCGTCTCGCTAAACTCCCATACCCCGTTTACGAGTTCGGCGGTGCGGTGCTTGTAGCTTATGGTGCGGGGGAAAAGCGTACTCATACCTTCGCCACCTTATACTTGATAGACTGACGAAGAAGGCCCGTGTCGATAAGAGGCCTGGAGCTTTTCTTTCCCTCGACCTTGAACGGCTTGCCCGAAACGTGGTTACGCATCCAGCCACCTTCAATGGTGATTTGGGCGTTTGGCTCGAAAGAACCCTTGGTAAAGATTTCCTTCATCGCCTGTTCGTAGGTTCCTCCGAGTTTCTTTATCGCGTCTAGTGTGGTAGTGGATCCGTTGGATATGGCCTTCAAGAGCTTCTTGCTTAAGCCCATCATGCGCTTTTCGTTGCGCTGTCTTGTCTGCTTCATCCACGGACGGGCTTCAAGGTGGTTCACCGCGCTTCCCTTTTCCAGGATGTAGCCGATCGCGGCGAGACCTATATTAGAATCGTCGTGCTGTTTTGAGTCGCTGGGTATGCCGACAAGGGCCACGATTTTTTTAGCGGCCTTAAGCTCGCGTTCAATCTTGGCCTTACCCAGATCCCTTGTCTTGAAGCTAACGGACATCAACGCCCCCTGCCACCACAAACGCCAAAGAAGGGCTTGCAACCCTTGCGAAGCGAAATGAGCATGAGGCCCCAGCGGGTCTGCGAAAGTTCCGCGTCGCCAAGATTACCGGCGGAAGCGGAAACGGCACCGGCACCGTAGGAAACGGACAGGTCGCCCTCGCGCTTGGAAGTAATGGAGCCCGTGGAACCGCCCTCGGCATTACCGGAGCCAGCCCCAAGAGTTCCAGAACCCAATAGGAAAGCGATATGGGCAGCCATGAGCGCGACGGCGTGGTTGTACTTCACGCCGTAAAATTCGCGGTCGGTGCGTTCCTTCGCCATCTCGATAAATACATCAAGAGACGGGTCTTGCATCAATGCAGGCGCCACGGCTTGAATGTACTGTTCGATAGACAAAGGATTTACGCTCATGATTCTTTAGCCCTTGTGATTACTTGGATTCGCGGTCCTTAAGTTCTTCCGCAATCTTGTTCTTGCGGTTCATGCCCTTGGCGCGCACGGATTCCTTGGTAGCCGATGCGACAAACTTGTCTGCCTGGGCCTCGGACTGGATTTCTTCGACAACGGCATCGATCTTGTCGTTCGGGATTTCGTCGGGCTTGCAGGGTTCTTCGATTTCCTTGCCGTCCTTCTTCGTGGTCTTGTAGATGGGAACCACCACGCCGGATTTAATCTTGGCGTCAAGGGTCTTCTTGGCGTCTTCCCAGACGGAATCTTCGATTACGTTGATACCGGGTTCGAGCTTGAGCTTCTGCTTTCCCTCGCCCAGTTCGACGATCATCATGTTTGCGACTTTGTAATTTACCAGCATAATATTATCTCCTGTTTAGATAATAGCCCGTCGTTTATGAAAAAAGGGCGTAGGGCCGGGCATGACCCTACACCCAATGAAAAAAAGGTCGGCATACTATTCGCGTCTTTTGACGGACGCTCCCCGTATGCCGGGGGTGTCTCTTCACAGGAGACTTATTACAGACCGTCACAGAACACAACGGACATCGGGTAGTAAACCAGAGTACCGCCGGTGGACTGAATACACGGAATGTCGTAAACCATACCCGTCAACTGCGGTGGCATCTGTTCGAAACGCTGCGGGATCTGCACTTCGACCTTCAACGGGTCGCGGGCGTAGGCCACAACGCGGGAGGCACCACCTGCACCAGCCGTGGCGAGGTCGGCCACCCAGTCGATGCGCGTAATCTGCGGGTAGTTTTCGCGGATGAAGCCCATGATGGTACGGTCGCGGTTCGCACCATACGGCGTAGTCATGAGCTTGTTGTACAGCGAAAGCGGCAGGATCACGGTGTCCGGCTGTTCGATGCCGTTGGTGGATTCCGGACCGGCGGTGATAAGACCGGCAAAGTCGGCCACGATTTCGTCGGCGGTCTTGTTGGCCCATGCCTTCGAAGTGTTACCGGCGTTATTTGCGGCAACGTATTCGGAAATGCCCGGAGCGTTCCAGAAACCAGGAAGGCCGGACTTTGCGTCGCCCTTCCATGCGATAGAATCCTGCTTTTCGTCGATGGCACGGCGGCAGGCTTCGGCACGCTTGGTATCGAGGGACACACCGGCCTTCTGGGCGCGGCGAATTTCCTTGACGGAATAGCCGTAAGAAGAACCGATGTCCTTCACGGGGCTGGAGTGTTCCACACCGGCAATGTCGGCACGCGGGAAGTCGTTTGCGTAGTCCGCAATGATCTTCGCCATGCCCACCTTGTCGTAAGAACGCCAGATGATGTGGGTTGCGCCCGGATCCTGTTCGGTGGACACCGGGAGAAGGGAGAGGGCCTTGAGGGCCTTGTGTTCGACATCGTAGGTGCGGCTCTTGACAAGAGCGAGCTGGTTGTCAAAGAACACCTGTTCGTCGGCGTCGAGTCTCATATTCTGTTCAGCCATTTTGAAAATCTCCTTATTAGCCGAGGTCCACAATGACCAGGTCATTTGCAGCTTCAGCGGTGGAACGTGCGAACCAGCCCGGGTTCAGGACAACATCGGAGCCGGAAGTACCGTTTGCAACTGTCACGGTCTGCGTGCCGTCGTTGGTTGTGCCAGTCACGGCGATGTCGTTGGCGGCGGCTCCCTTTTCCTTTGCGGTGAGGGTCACGACGGCGGAGGCGACACTTGCGACAAACGGGATGTCAAGTGCGGCGAGCGCGGCCTTAAGTGCGGCGGCAACATCGGCGGCGGCCTTCACGTCGTCGGTGGTGTTCACCTGGGCGACCTTGTCACCGACAACGACGGTAACGACCTTGCTTGCTGCGGACGTGCCGGCAACGGTAATCGTCACGGTGCGCTTTGCGCCGGCGGCAGCAGAAGTCTTTGCGACGATCTTGCCGGTGGATGCGTTCACGGACACTTCGGCGTCGGCGGAGACAGCCTCGCCGGCGGTGCCGAAAATCTTGCCGGTGCGGCAAACGTTGACAGCTTCGCCATCGACGTATTCGGGGGTGTCGAGGGCGGTGCGTGCGGCGATACCGAGCAGGGCTCCTTCGCCCTTTGCGGTCACCTGTTCGCCATCGCCAGTGCCAAAGCAAAGACCACCGAACGGAACGGCGCCCTTTGCGAGACGGGAATCAATCTGGTGAGTAACTTCGAGGCCAACCAGTTCGCCCGGCAGGCCCTTGTCCATATTACCATAAGCAGCCATGATTAGGCCTCCTTGTTCTTGTTGAAATCGTCCTTCCAGGCGTTGTCCATGCGTTCGTTGTAACGCTTCTGCGCTTCATCGAGGCGGGCCTGGTTGGAAATCGGTTGTTTGTTCTGGGGAGGAATATCTGCGGCGTCGCCACGGCTACCGGCTTCCTTCTGCATAGCGATGGTTTCGCAAGCGCAATCGAAGCGGGCGTCAATGTATGCTTCATCCTTGCCGTCGAGCTTGGCGGACGGGAAAACCTTTTCAATGACGGCCTTCTTGATGTCGGCATCGGCCATGTCGGCCTTTACTTCAACGCCGGCGGCGGTTGCCTTGCCAACGATGTCGAGACGGGCCTTCACGGCAGCGTCAATGCGGGACGGCATGTCGGTTTCGGCCTTGTCGAGGCGTTCCTTGTAGGAGTCGCGTTCGCCTTCGGCGGCGGAAATCTTGGCGTTCAGCTTTTCGGCTTCGGCCTTGGAATCCTTGCGGAGCTGTTCAAGTTCCTTTTCGAGGCCATCGGCGCGATCGACTGCCTTGTGATAGGCGGCAATTACCTGGGGCTCCGCCTGGTAGTCAGCCCCGTCCAAGTGAATCTTATCCATCTTGTCCTCGTTTTTGTTGTTGTTTACTTCATACTTGTTCATGTCGGGGAGTGTAGGCGTTCCG